TTTCTGGTGGATTAAAAGTATCTGGCTTTTCTAAAGCTTTTTCTAATCCTTGCTCAGTATATTTTATTTTAAATATCTGATCCATGTATGTTTTATATTCAAAAAACAAAACAGCTACCACATCTGGGGCCTCATTCCAATTTCTTAAATAATTCATCTCGCCCGGAAACTTTTCAATTTTCTTTAATTGAGCGTCTGTTAAATATGGGAATTGTTTTTTAAGTTCCCCCATACTAATCATTTTTACTTCCCCTACATAATAAAGATCTTGAAAATTTGGGTCTGTACTATAGGAATAAACTAAATTGGCTGGGTCTACATATTCTACAGTAATTCCATTAGCAGCATTAAAATTTGTCTTTACACTACTTATTCCAAGTATAACTAAATCCTCAATCAAACGTCTTTTTGTTTGATCATATTTATTTTCAGCTAATACTTGGCTTATAGCTTCTTCTTCTGCAATTTCAATGCTTTGCTTATAGCTTAATTGCATATGCATTTCTAATTCCTCTGTAGTTTCTGGTAAATTTTCTTTTTCACCAGATGCAGATAAATCCATACCTAATTGATTTTTCGCTTTAACTAGGTATTCTTGCATCAACATATCACGCATTAAATCTCTTGCGTAATTAGTTCTTCGTTTTAAACTTTCAGGGTCTTGGGCAAATGCTTTTATTTCATATTCTCTATCAGATAAACCATTTACAACTATATCTACAAATTTGGATATAATAGGTACAGGTTTCCAATCTAAATTAAGATAGGATAAATCACCATTAATAGATAATTCATCTTTATATTTTTGTATTGATTGCTCACCTCTAGCATATAATCTTCTATTATGATATTCTGCATAATTTGTTTGATACAATCCAGTACGAGTAGTGGCTGCTCCATATCTATTATTGCTAAACCATTCGTTTTCTATTGCTCTAGCCACTTTAAGGCCGTATTCCCAACTATTTTTTTCCTCGATAGGTACCACCTGACTAGGAAAACCACTTAAATAATTAGCGTCCGTTCCGTTCATTTATTGTATAATTTTTGATGAGTAACCAGAATTATTATATTTTTTAAATCCTAAAGGAATTTTCTCCCTTATATATTCATTAACTGGTTTATATTTATTTTTATTGCATGCCATAATTGCTAATCCTGAGCTAATGGATGCATCGTGTTTTGTTCTATCGTACATATTAAATCTAGCCCAATCTTCTAAAGTACGTTGAAAATATGTATCTCCCCATTGCTCGTTATTGTATCCTACATAGTTTTCAATATAACTCTCTATAGCAGCCGCATGAGCTTGTCTTATATCTTCACTGGAATTAGGTATACCACCAACTTCTCTTTCTGTAAGAGATAATTTAGAATATATTTTATCTGGACGATTAATAGAAAATCCTCTATAGCCTCTTCGTTTTAAATAGTATAATAACCTTGGTTTATTATTCTCTGCTAATAGTGGCATTCCATAAAATACTAATGCCATTAATACATCTTCAAAAAATATATCAGCAGTTTGAGGGCGAGCAATATATTCTAAAAAAAATCTATGAGGAGGACAATCCTCTTCCATGCTGAATTTTGTTAATCCATGTAATGCGCCTTTAGAACCATGCCCATCCGTTGTTCCTGATATATCATAACTATCACAACCAAATGCTCCTAAATGTTCATTCCCGGGATATTTCTTACCATTCTTTAGAATAACATTGTTTTGCATATTATTATTAGGAGTCCAAGTAATCCAAAATCTACCATTTCTATTAGGCATAAAAATAACTTTTGTATCTTTTATACCATTTTCCCATATAAAATTTCCCTTAGTTAATATGGGTGATTGTAATAAAATTTCTTCATTATAATCTACTTGCTCATAAATTTTAGTAAGATTAAATAAAGATTGCTTTGTTTCATCTCTAAAAGCATGCTTAGTTGTTCTTGGGAATTGTCTATAAAATTCATTTAATGAATCTGGACTATTTTTTAACCCATCAACTTCATTTTCCCAATAATCTATAACCCCAATATCTATTATATCTCCGTGCGGGCCGGTAACTTCTTTTTTGGGTGTGTCGAATACAGGTATGCCATAAGCATCAATGTATCCCTCGTAGTTCCATTCCATAGGTATGAACAGAGAATAGAGTCCTGAGCTAGTCTGTCCGTTGCGGTTTCTTTTTGTAACATCTGATTCATCATATAATCTTTTAAAATTTCCACCTCCTTTATCTAATGCGTTAGAAGTAGAGCCCATCATGCATTTTCCTACTATTCTACTACCCAGTCTTAATGTTGTTTTAGTAACCCTCCAGTTATTTAAGATATTGTTAGGTCTTTCCCATTTACCACTTTCGTCATGTACTAATAGTTTTAATTTTTCACCATCATAACTATTATCTCCTGTGTTTTTCCAATCAATTGTTGTATCTAATCCCTCTAGGTCTTCTGGTCTTTCGCCTTGTTCAATCTTTCTTCTAGTAAATTTAGAAGCTGGAACTCTATATGCTAATTCTGTTTTAGGTCGATCCATACCATCTTGAATCGGTTTAAAAAAGAATGGATAATTAACTGATATAGGAACAACCTTGTCAGTAAACATCTTTTTAGCATCTGGTCCAGTTTTAGATAATATTCCATATCTGGAATCACTTGATATTGTTGCTAAGTTTACAACTTCGCCTGAAGCCATAAAAGAAAATCCAGAACGTCTGTTTTTAAGATAACACATTCCATAACATCTACGATCTGCTTTACATGCTTCCCAAAATAAAAAGAATAATCTATTGGCTTCTCTATAATCTGGTGCTCCAACATCAATCTTACTCCATTGCAAATACATATAATGTGTACCTGTCATATATGTGTCTACACCTTTATTTTTAAACCAAAAGCCTTCTTCCCGTCTTTTAAATTCTTCATCAATATATTCAAACCATCTTTCTTTAAAATCTTCAGGATATTGTTTCCAATCAAAAACAGTTTTAATTCTATTTAATTCTTTTGGATAATCAAATTTTACCCATTTATCTTCTTTAAAAGCGTGAACATTAGTGGCTTTAGGTAATGCTATTTTAAGGTTTTGTATTTCATATATTTCCCCTATTTCACCAGTCTTACTTATAACTACAACATCATGTTCTTTATTATATCCATATTCCCATTTTTTATAACGATTTAATCGTTTAATAATTTTAGGTTTAATATGGTCATCTACTACTTTATATAAAGTTTGTTCGTACATTATTTAGACCTCCCCTCTGCAAAACCTTTAAAGGTCTTTTCTTTTTTAATCTCCTTAGGTTTATCTTCTAACATATTTTTTTCTTCTTCTAATCTATTTAAGATTTCAAAAGCATCAAATATGGCTAGTTTCTTAGTCGCTGCTGCGTTTTTTAATCTATCTGCAGATATATCATCATCTGAATCAACAATAGGCTCTTTAGCGACCTTTATTAATTCCTCAACAGCTTTGTGCCCAGCGTGGATTATATTCAGCTTCGTGTCCTTGGTACTCATGCTTTACAATAATATTAGTGGATTTCATACAATATAATAATTCCTGATCAACAACAAATTCCCATTCTCTATTACGTGGATAACTTACTAAATCTCCCGGTAATACATCTTGGTCTTCTAAATATTTATTCCCATATTTTAATATACCAACTAATTTTTTATCTATAATATTAGTTATTGGATCATCATTTTTAATTGGCTTAACAAAACAATAATCACCGAAGGTTTCCCATTGGTTATTATGTTTGTACATAAATATTTGATCAGGTTGAACAAAATATAAGTCATCTTTAAAATAAGAAGATGAATTTCTTTCTATACCTTTCTGGTCATACCACCTTCTAAATACATTATGGTGTATTATTATAGTATCACCAATTTTTATCTCAGTTTTATATTCGCTAGGAATAGCAATTACTTTTGCCTCCCTGCTTATAAAAGTAAATTCTTCAACTGAGCTATTTATAATCAATTTTTTATTACCCACATTAATTTCGTTATTATAACGCTTATTTAAAGGTGTAACAATAAATTTATATAAACTATTCATTAATATTCTAAATCATATTCAACAGATATAGCCATGTTAGAATTAAATTTTTTCCATGGCAATATCTCTTGATCTTTCTTTATAAATATATTATAAGAAGAATCAGCTTCATTAAATATAATGGATCTTATATTATGTCCTCCGTATACTTGCTGTCCAACAGAATAATGCATAGCATCATTCTTATAATCAGCACCAATACTGATTTTTCTTATATTAGAGGTCATTACTCAGCTTTCTTTAATTTAGCTACTTCTTCTTTAGGAATTTCACTATATTCTCCAGTTTGGATATTTATATTTACCTCACCGTATTTATCTTGTAATTCCTGCTTAAGTTCACCCATTTCTTTTTCTAACATTGCAATTTGACCTACATCATTTGCTTTTTGTACTTCTAAGAAACCGATATTAGCTAAACGTTTTTGCAAATCTTGTTGATTTTGCTGTACTCTTTCTAACTCTTCTTTTGTTATTTTTTTAACTTCTTCACTCATAATTTAATTTTATTTTATTTGATTAATACTTACTTATCTATAGTCACGTATTTTATACGCTTTTTACTTTTTAAATATACTTGCTGCCTTTTCTCCACTTCGTCCACCAAAATAGGCTAAAACAACAGCCATCATTACTTTTTCAAAGGTATCATTCCATAAAGAATTAATTTGAAAAGGTATACTTTCTACACTATCTAATATTCCAGCTAATGAAAATATAACTATACACCAAACTAAAACTAATGGACGTACATTTTTACTCATCCAAGAATCAGACATAGAATCAGCTTGCCATCTTGATGTAATAGCTTCTAATTCTTTATTCTGCTGTTCGTAAATTAATTGTTGTAATTTAATTTTATCTTCTGTAGGAGCATCTGATTTAGCTATTTCTGCAATTGCTTCTCTAGGAGATGTAACACCTTGTAAAATATTTCCTAAAGTAGGATTTATTACTGATGCTGCTCCAAATAGAAGTTGCCCTACGGTTGTATCTTTAAACTTTTTTTTCTCTGGCATATGCTTCTTTTTCCCAAGGTAGATTTTTATCTCCATCTTTTATTTTAGAACGATCATACCATTTACCATCAAAGTAAACCCAATCATCATTCCAACAGAATCTTCCATCCTTGATTTGTTCAACATGTACTTTTTCATGCTTTACTGTGTCTTCTTCCATGTCATGTGGTAGATTCTCATTAAGCACAATGCTCCCATTCATTAAGGTAACTCCATGTGTAGTGCCGTCCTCGAAAGGGGCCCTATACACTGGGGTATTATCTACCTCGTAAGGAGGTCGCATTTTGAAAGCCATTTATCTTCTTGGATCTACTCTTTTATCATCCTCAACAGTAGCGTCTGCAACTACTG